GTTTAATAGTAAAACCTTTAGTTAAATCAAATTTATATGCCATGTAGGCATACATAAGTGCCATGAGACCATCGTTAGGCGAATTACCCTTTATATATGTTTTTATTGGCTGACCACCAACAACTCTGATGGATGATTCCATAGACGTGCAATGATCGATAAGCCATTCAATATACTCAAAGCTTTTCCATGGAAATCTTATCTTTCCTTTTCTAAAGTTATCAAAGATTTCTTCAATCAAAAGATCTTTATTATAAGAGACTATTAATTCGTCATCTCTGAACTTCAGAGGCTTTAATAAATTTCCGCTTCCCTGGGCGCCTAAAAATTTATCGCCATAATGCCTTTGAAGATCGTGAACAACATCCTGCCCGAAGAACCAGTCAGAAACACCGAGCTTTACACCAAATCTTTTATACATCTCATTGATTGTCTCTTTCTTATAATCAAAGTCTTGCTTCTTTAATTTATGAGCATGTTCAACAAGAAGTGTCCCATCGGGCATGGCGGATAGAATAACAACACAAGAGTATGACTGACCTATATTGGAAGAACTATCATCATCTTTACCACCCCAGTCAACCCCTAGATAAGTCGTCTTTTCTCTAGGCAATATTCTTTTAGCAAGAGAGCGATCTGCATCTCGGCATTTTTCATATATTTCCGCTCTAGTTATTGGAAGTCCGGCCCCAGAGAAAAATTCTCCAACAACCTCGTTCTTATAAATCCTATCTGTCTGAAGTGGGTTATTTTCAGGCATAAGATTTAGAATATTTTCTTTTGTAAAGTAAGGAATATATAGCTGATTTATATGAAAGCCTACGAACTTACAATCCTCTGATTTTCTTGAAGCTACCCACATGCCGTTTTCAATTGCATCTACTTTATTCTGCTCACAGGAGCAAAGTGGACACTTTATTGTATAACCGGACACCCAGATGTCCAACCAGTCTCTGCTTTCGGGAAGATAAAAAGGATAAGTCCCTTTGCAATTCTTGCAGCCAAGATGATAATATCTCTGATCGGACATATCCCACATGGATGAGAAATAACTATTCTTTTCCTTTGGTGTTCCAAAGTAAACTTGAACGCCAGTACCAACAGGGCCATATTTTGCTGCGGTCAATATTTTTGTTGCATTTCCAATTGACTGTGCAAACATGTCCTGACAATTGCTGACTACTATTCCTCCAAGATTTTTGCTAGTTTTTGAAGTAGTTACAATAAAATTGTGGTTGTCCTCAACCTCAATATCATAAACAACTTCTTTGTAATCTAACTTTATTACTTTATCAACAGATGTGACGCTAGTTACAAGCTTTTCTTCGTTCCATTCATATTTGTCATTATCTTTATCAGTGTTTAGAATTTCATATGATATATTGTCATGAACATATGGAGAAATTAATTCGAATAACTTCTTGAAGCTATTCTCATTAAAATATATTGAATAATACTTCTTGTCCTTTTTTACACCAGAAAGATAAGATTTGTAGTGACAATCTATTCCAAGTGACTTAAATTTTTTAACAAATCTCTTCTGTGAATCTTCATCAAAAGAACGGGTTGATAAACACGCGGATCCTGATTCACCCCATCTTTTAACGCTACCATTATCCATAAACCATATGGCAATACCTCTTTCATCAAGGCCATCCAAAACCCATTGAGGGCAATTAACCTTATTCCTCGGTAACGCTGAATTCAAGCCAAATAATTTGGTAGTGAATTTGATGGCTGGATTTTTACTAAAGCCATTTTCTTCTACCGTAACAATGTTGGAATCAAAGAATGATGCCTTCCACTTGCAATAATTTGATTGTGATTCTCCATGAGTCACGCTCATCCTGTATTTTCCATTTCCACCTCTTGCAATGGAGCCGGCGCCAAGAAATGAACCCAAAACTATCTGTAATTGATCAGAATTTAAATTTCTAACGAATGTTTTTGTGGCTGGGGAAGACATTATCAGGCTTCCGATCGTAAGATTTTCAGCCATAATCCAGCCTTTAGTTGTTAAAAATTTATGATTTGGCGTACATCTAACTACCCTATTTCCAAGATGTAGCTCCAACAAACTTCTCTCGCCTCTATTCCAAGCATTTTTAATCTTTTTAAATTCAAAACACTTCAATTCTTCATTGTAGCTTTTTACAAGTGGAAGTTGCTCACCTTTCGTAAATAGGTCAAATATTTTTCCTATTTGTATTTTTCCGGAGTCGGTCTCTATAAATGTGTTATATGTAAAGCATTCATCAAAAAAGATAGCATCAACGGTCATACCACGAATTCTGTCCGCATCTTCGCCAATGCTATCTATCCATAAGGTTCCGTTATTAAACTGCTTCATGGTTAAGTTATCTGCTGCGTTCGTTGATTTTAGCTTATTCTTTATTAGAAAATTATCTTTTGACGTTCTTATTAGGCTTTCTAACTTATCTTGAGAAAAACGCTTTACGAAATGAAGGGCGGGAAAGGCATGAAGAACCTTCATATTTTGAAACATGCCACCATTTGTAAAATATAGATCTAGGGCGGCAGCCATCATAGTTGCACCGACCTGTCGACCCTTCTTGATTACAACTGGCTTTCCAATCTTCTGAGTTGATTGCAGACCTATATACCTATATATATCAACCATGAATTTCCAGCCGTTACCAATAATTCGAAACTCCTCTCCGTCGAGTCTCAAATTATTTTGGATAAAGTAGGCTGGGTCTAAATCCAGAAAGTTGCTTTTTATATTATCAAATAGTTCTTGCTCTTTCTTTTTTAATTCATTCATGAAGACATAATACTACTTTTGAATTGGCATCGCATGATTATAATAATCTGCGATATCATCCCCCTGCATTGTATCGACTTCTAATTGTTTATAAACTACAGGCTTTCTCGATGAAGGCATTTTATTTTTAATGCTTGTGACAAATCTCTTTAGCTTATCAAGGTCTATTTTGAGCTGGTCTATATCTGAGAAATTATCACGACATCTCTGAATGACATTTAGCTGATCCAGATGCGGCTCACTTGAAAGCATATCTGAGATGAATTTTTTTATCTCATCAACTTTTCTAACCTTATCACAAATGCAGGATGTACCCTTACCGCAGGAGCACTCCTTGGAGGCGGTCTTGTTATTGGCTGCTTCGGAACCTTCTTTTATATTTGTGAGGGTTTCAAATCCAACCCTACTCATGATATCTTTCATCTTGTCTTCGATTGTTGCAAACTTTTCGTTTCTTGGGAAAATTCCGGGTGGAGGAGGCGGTGCAATATTCGCAATTTTTGGAAGATTTCTGGCAAAGCTATCTAGCCAATCAACAGTTATGTTGTATTTCTCGACCTCATCTGTTCTTGTTATTTTTGTCATTTTTAATCCAATGAATCTTATGAGAAATAATTTTTTATAAATTCAATTCCGTAGTTTTCTTCTCCGGACTTCTCAGGATTATGGGAGAATGTTCCACGATCTTTGAAGATTGGGAAGCCGCTATCCATGACGACCTGCATTATAGAAAGTTCATCTCTCTCGGTTAGATCGTATTTTTTCTTTAGAAAATCAAATACCTGTTCGAAGGGTTTTCCTCCGGCAACAACTGAGTTTATCAAAATTCCAGATATTGCTCTTTCAAATGGAGTTACTACGACTCTTAGCTTTGGAGAAAAAGCCTTCTTCTCCATAGCTTCATCGCTAATCATCTTGTCGTAAACCATCTCTATAGATTCGTCCATACCTTCAAAGGCCTCCTTGTCTAGGCTGGCGCTTTTCTTCATATCTTTCAGCTCTGATTTTAATTTTGTTAGATGGTCTTTTAGGATTATGAGATCCTTCATAATCGAAACTCTCACTTCTTCGAGTCTTACGACATCAAGAACATTGTCCATATCCTTCTTTATAGCTGACGAGATCTCTTTATTTATACTATCAAGGAATCTTATCGCCCTCTCACAACCAAGGGTACTCTTTCCATCATGACTTGGAATACCGCCCGGATACATGGATTCCACGTATTTCATGAAGCTCTTTACATTCTTATTTTCTTTCCAGTCTTTGACGAAATCTTCCGGTTGATGATCCATTGCGGCGGATTCCTGATCGTCGGATGAGTTTACAAGAGCGTCACTTCCGGGGATTGTTTTTCCTCCGGGGGCATCCTCTTCGAAGATCACCTCTTTTACCTGCACGGGGCTTAAAGAATCTTCTGCGTAAGATACCTCAGATATCTGTGGATTTGCTACCGAAGAATTTTGCAATTCCTCAGAAAAAGCTACGACATAAAAATTATTATCTTTCATAAATTCTCCACTTTATGGTAAAAGACTGATAAGTCCATAATAAACTGTTCTAATGTTATCATCAGCATAATATGGCAACGGATAAGAATGGGTCGGATTGGAAGTATTGCCGACATACATGTGGGGATAGATTGGGCTTCCGTCCATAGGTATGTTGGCTGAATTATTGCTTGAAATACCTTCTCCAAATTTACAATCAACAGATTTCTTTTTTTCCAATATAATATTTGCATAAGGACAAGCTCTGCCATCCTCTGCGTTTAAAACATATATTCTCTGATTATACTCCTTATGTGCCTCTGTATCTTCAGAGTTCAAAGGAATCATCTCAAAGACTGATTTTCCAACAGACTTGCAGGCTCCAGGTATCTGAAGCCCAAATGGACAGGTTTTTATCTTTCCTCTTAACATTTTTATAAATTACCAAAATATATTAATATATTATTAAATTTTTTACTATGACATATAGTCCAGAAGTAAACCGTTCCTTATTATATATTCTTTATAAGGGCCGACGAGAGGGATCTGCTTGTAGAGCCCCATTTCTTTTATATAAAAGAACGTAGCCTCAGAATCTATCATCATTGCTTTATTTATCTCGGATGATTTTGAAAAATCATCGGCATCGTCTTCACCCTCCCTGGAATATATATTCTTGGAGTAATCAATTATATCTCCATGAATGCTAAAGCCCATTTTAACGGCAAGGTGTATGGCTCTAAAGATTCTTCTTTTGTCATTGCCGAGAGATATTCTTGCCGGACATGGAGTTCTGATTATTTTGTTGGAAATGTCCTTCAGACCTAATCCAGTTGGATCATAAACCTTTTCGGAAAAGAAATCTTGATGCATACTGTTAATTGTAAAGTCTCTTGAAAAAGATTCTTTGAAGTTTATTTTTTCTGGATAATTTCTTTCGAGATGATCGGAGACATTTGAATAAACTACATTAGAGCTAAAGTCATAATTTTTCAATTCATCGAGTATGGACACATGCTTGTCTTTAAACATCTTAAAAGTTTTATTTTTTATTGATGCGAAAAGAATAGACAATCTGACACAATCATTTGACATGGTTGTTATATCAAAATCTCTAATATCATCAAGCGGACTTCCGGAGCAATAATCCCTTACGGCGCCGCCAACAAGATATGGTTTTCCAATAAGATACTTTCTATGAAGCTGTATCAGCAGCGAAAAATCTTCATAGTTCTTTTTGTAGAAGTCGCCCATACTTAGTCCTCAGCCTATACTGTTGGTGTGGGCGCTGGTGCTGCTGGTTGGCCTGAAACTGGTGTTGTGGCTGCCTCCAAGGGTGCTACCGGTGTCTCGACCGCTTCAGCCCCTTCAGCGCCTTCCTGACCCTCTTCGGGCTCGGTTTCGGATGGCTTGCCTCCAGAGGCCAACTCCATAATTGCACGGTTATTAGATAACATACCAAGCATCTTGGTTACTCTAACTAGTGCATAAGAGTAAGAATCGATGAGCTTACTTTGAGCTTCTGATAACTCAGGGAACATTGATGCGATACCTATCTTATCTAACATAATATCGAATTCCGCCAAGAATCTGATTACCCTTCTATCAGATAACATTCCTGCTATTTGCTCTAGCTTTTTGGAGGCATCATCTATGTTTACCGATGTTCCAAGAATTTTGTCATATTCATTTGGCATAGGTCCCGGAAGTGGGGCAACATCTTTAACCATTTCTTCGCCAACAGTTTCGTTTTGACGATCTTGACTTCTCTTTTCTGCAGCAATTTGTTCTGGAGTTTTTTCTGGCGATTCATCTGTAGCGGCCGGAGCGGTAACTGGCTCTGTAGGAGCTGATGTCGGAGCGGTAACAACCTCTGGAGAAGCTGTCTCTTGAGCAAACTTTTTAAGTATATTTGCGCCATCAGAAAAACCTATCTTCTGGAGCTGATTTGCGGCACCAAAAGACAAATCTGATGCAGTAGAGTGCAACCTTACCTTACCAATCTGGACGTCAAGCTTATGTAGAATTTCTGAAATTTGTTCGTATTTATCCGGATCAACAAAATCCTCGCTTTCCTTGAGAATCTTATCCATTCTTCTCCAGGCGGTGTTGAATTTTTTCTTCCAGGTCTTATACGAAGTCTTCATTTCAGCCTTGTCTCTGGCGTCATTCACAGAATTCTCAAAGCTATGCGCAGAGCTTAAGGCCGTACCATAATCACGGTCACCGCTGTAAGAATCGGTTCCATTCATTGGTAAATAGAAGGATGCTTGCTTTTTCATGTTTTCAGTCCCATTCTCATTGCTATATTTTTTATTATTACCATCATTATAATATTTCACCCATCTTTTGAACTTCATTCTTTCTTCGGGATCTTTTATTTTTAATGATGTTTTTTCTAAAGATTCTGGATAGGAATACTTTCCTTCATAAAAATTTGAATAAATTTCTTTTACCAATTCAGACCAAGCGATCAAGTCATATTGTTTTTCATATATTTCAAAGGCCCGCTGCCCAGATATATTGGGGTAAGCATTCTTAACTATGTTTTCTTCTGCAGAATTTATTCTAGAATGATAAAGTTGAGAAAATACTAGATGATAATAATCTGCAATGGTCTTGTAATCTTCTGAATTTCCTCTGTTATCCCAACTCTTCTTTATAATAGATTGGTCCTTAATACCGAGAAGATCTGCAGCAAGTTTTATTTTTGCAAAAAAAGAATGGTCTTTTTCGCTTTTAATTCCATATGAATCTAGATTCAAGATTTCTTGATCTAAAAATTTATTAAAATTATCACTCATTTTTAGTTACTTGTATTTTTTCTTTCAAAGAGTCTAGCTTATGTAAAAAATCTGCAACATGTTCTTTTCTATGATCTGTAATATCTGTTTTTTTTATTTGCTCTGATATATTATCTATGATCAAATTTAATATGTGAGAAGGGCATTCGGCTTTTATATTGGTATTATCCTTAATCCAACTTTTAAAAGCAAAAACAGTATCTGTATCCTTTGTGCTTATCTTTGCCATTAAATATTCTCGCTACTAACATCTATCAAATAATTATTATATTCTGGCGAATCATAATTTAATTGCTGCATTCTTTTATTCAATTTTTCCATAAATACTAAAATTAGTGATGGTTCCATCTCCCTAATAAGATCAAGCATTACTTCTTTGAGTATCTTTACCTGCGAATCTACAACTTGAACGCTAATATTGTGCTCAATCTTTGTATCTGCAACACCCTCAACATATTTCTTCCAATCCTGCATTATAGCTCTCATGGCATTTAAATATTCAAGAAAAACTTTATCATGCTTGGTGCTCCCGCCAGCCATTATTGTATTGTAATAAAACTCAAGTCTTGATGAAATTAGCTTTTCCATTTCAAGAAGCTTTCTGGAAACATCTATTTCATTGGAAACAATTTCATCCAACTTCTTCTGATATTCGGAAGAATTAACAACAGCAAGACGAGCCTCATGAGAGGCAGTCTCTTCCTCATTCATCTTTCTTCTGTTTTTTATATCTTCGAGTAGGTCACCTTTTATGTCTAAATGCTTTGATCTGAAGGTTTGCAGGCTCATATAAGATATGTGATATCTCTTGTTTTTCGGATACTTTGATTTTAACCAGGCCTCGACATGTTTGACCGAATCACCATTTAGAAGTTTTTTTATAATTTCTTCTTTATCTGGATGTCTAGAGATCTTGTTCTCAAGCATTACTTCTTCCCAAAAAAAATAGGAGGTTATTTACCTCCTATTTTACTTTAACTTATGTTAATTTTAGTAACCAACTTTCGTTTGTAGTGAAACGCTCCCGCCTGGAACTATGGAGCCATCTTCTCTCTTGAATCCCTGAGAGTAATCATAAATTTT